CGCTCCATCATTAGCTGATAGAAAACGACCAGTAGTTAGAGTAGCTACGGCTGCAGTTAATTTAAGTAAGTTTCCTGTTGTTAAACCTGCTGCAGAGATAGCTCCAATAGTACCAGTTGTTGCAGAAGCGGCTGTAAGAGTAAGTAAACCGGTACCTGTATAGACACCTGTTGTTACACCTACGAAACCATTTCCAGCTATAGCTGCTGACATATCTGCTTTGACTAAAGCTCCACCTGTAGTGAAAGTTCCTGTTGTACCTAATACTCTAATTCCGTTTCCAGTAGTTAGAGTAGTTTCAGTAAGCAAGAATGAATCACCAGTAGTTGAAGTTGCATCAGTTGCAGCAGTTGGTAAGCCAAAAGCTGTACCAGCATCAAGTAGTGTAAATACCGCTGCCGAAGCAGTTCCTGTATTTACATAATTATTGCCAGTATCAGTTGCTTGGATTGAACAACCTATAGCATAACCTGCACCTGTTGGAAGATTAGCAACTGTACAGCGAGCCAAGATAACATTCCCTGCTGGGTTTGTTAAAAATTGGTCTACTGTTTGAGTAGCTAGTGTATTTCCGAATCCTGTTGACATAATTTTGTTTGTTTATGGGCTGATAATATTAGAGAGCATATTTTGTTCCGACAAACAAATTTTTATGTTGTCCCTGTACTTCCTGCTGTTCCGTTATAGTAGATTGAGTCTACTGCTTCACGACTTCGCATCTTGTAAAGATACATATCGTTAGCTTGGTTTTGCCAAGGTACTAGAGTTGAAGAGAAAGACTCTCTGTCAAAACGAGTTACACCATTATTTTTAGAACCTACGAAGTAAGCTGTTGAAGAAGTTGTATCCAAGAAAGGAGAGTAAACTACTTTCATTCCAGGGAAAGCTTCTGACCAATAGTTCACATCATTGTTACCAGAACCAGCTCTTAGAACTGATTTTGCTACTGCAATACCTGTTCGGTGTAGAGCTACTGGAGTTAATAAATAGTCTGGTTCATAACCTGCGATATAACCTGATTGAGCAAGTTGTTTTCTTAGGGAATTAATTAGAGTATTTAAGTTATCATCAGTTAGAGAACCTGTTTCCTTATTATCAACTGTATCACCATCTTGGTTAGTGTGAGTATCTGAATAAAGAGTAGCACCATCGATTGTAGTTTGAGAAGTGAAACCTAGAGCGATAACATTGAAAGCATTTCTATCTCTAGTTGCTGCCCATGCCATACCACGGTCTTTAACCGCTTTCGCTACAGAAGACAATTGCTGGTCTTCCATAAAAGTTCTACTAATAGGCAAGTTATCAATGAATTGAGAAACAATAGTATTTCTACCTGTTGCTGAAGTCACAGTTGCTTGGATAGGAGTAGGAACATCACTTGTAGTTACTTGGAAATAACCTCCACCACCTTGTACAGTTGAGTGTACAGATGCATTGTAAGCACGGTCTTGAGTGAATACTACAGGGTCTGTAGCATACGCTTTTCCTTCACGAGTTAAGTTAGCTTCACCAGTGAACAACTTATCTAAGTAAGTTGTGACTAAATTGAAGTCTACTGTTGAGGAACCTGAATTATTTTGCATATATTTAAGTTAAGTTAATAATTAAGCAGAGATACTGAAATCAATAAATGTTCCAGATGGTTTGTACATCCAGTAGATTGTTGAAGTTTGATAATCTCCATCCACAATAATTACACAGTTAGCTTGTGCAGTAGTTGCAGATACATCAATCGACCATGTAGCTGATGTTAAGTCAAAAAATACATTCTTTCCAAACAAAGCCTGAACTTTAGCTGCTGTGTTAGCATCTGAAGCAGTCTTTGCTTTTCCAGCATATTTAATTCCAGGAAGAGGCATCCAAATATCTACTGCACCTGCAGCTGCTGCTGTATCAGTTGAAGTAGATTTTGCAATACCTGTAAATCTTTGAGAAGTCGTTCCATCAGCATCTACCATCGCTACAACTGCACCTGTCCAAGGAGAAGCATTTACTGCATCTGCGGCTTTTGTAGGTGAGCCATATGAGATAGAACCTGCGGCACCAGAAGCAACCAATACACCAGCGTTACAAAACTCTGGAGCCATTTGGCTTACAATCTGGAATTGATTAGGATTCGCAATCGTTGTCATATTAAGTTTGTTAAATTGTTTTATTAATTAACAAGACTTACTTTAAGAACAGAACTTGGGAGAGTTATTTACCTTGAGTTTTAGCTCTAGCTGCTAGAATATCTTCTCTGGTTATTACACCAGTATCTAAGAAGAGTTGTTCTTCTTTAGTGAAAGAAATTATAGGTTGTGAACCACTTGAGCCTGGTGCTGAAGAGGCAGAGGAGTGAGTTTTAGGTGTTCCTTTCCTTGCTAATTCTTCGGTGATTTGTCTTCTGATTGGTTCTTCTGCTAAAATCTTTGCAAGATTATAATCTTGTTCTGGGTTACCAGTAGACTTAATAGAGTTTTCAATATGGAAGTTTATTAGCTCCTTTTTTATTTCGTTAGGTTCATCTTTGAGATAATCATCAATAGTTCTAACTAAATGTTGAGGTTTATCCTTCAAGTCTTTTAGTGCTTCTTCTAAATCTTTACGAGTTAGGGGAGCATCTTCTTCAGTTTCTTCTACCTTTTCTTCTGGGAGTTTACCACCTAGTTTAACAATTTCTTCATCTAAGAATTTTCTGCGGTGTAGAGCTTTTTCAAGTTGAGTCTTACCTTGAGGTAAGGATTTAACTCTTTCAAGTTCTGCTTTTAAAGGGTCTTGTTCTTGAACACTTTCTGTTTCTGGTTTAACTTCTGTTACAGGAGTTTCAACTTTTGTTTCGGTTACCACGTTTGCTCCAGAAGCGGAAGCGATAATTGCATCTTCTAGTTTTTTTAATTCATCCATGTTTTTCTTAGTTATAGCCTAAGCTGCGTTTTATTTTCTAACTGAGTGTTAGCTACTTGTTGATAAGTTTATAATATCTAATTATTAAAGTCAAATTTTGTTATGTATTCTTTGAATTGAGTTACAAACCAAATTGCACACCTAGAAAACACAATACTTTCTTGGTCTTTACCAAAGTGAACACCATACTTTATAGCATTGTAAAGTACTTGGTCACCAAAGAGTTGGAAAGCCCAGTTATCACGTAAAGCCGAAATACCTTGACGGAACTTTAAAGTCTCATCAAGGTTTAACTGTCTACCATTTACCAGTACAATACCGTCAGTAGTATTTTGTACTACTTCGGCAATAGGAAAAGCATTGAGGCTTTGATTTAAAATACCTAGTAGTCGTATATGCTGCTCTTGTGTGAGTACGTTCGTTTCAAGCCAGTCAAATACTTCTTTAGGTTTGATTTTAGTTTCTCTAATAGCCACACTTTATTTCTTTTTCTTAATTGGGTTAGCTTTTTTAAATTCAGCTAGAGTACCACCAGTAGCTAGAGCATGTCTTAATTTAACACCTTTTACTTGTTTTTTCATAGTTTATTGACCTGATAACGTTAATGTGTCATAGCAGGCTGTGAGAACATTGAGTTGGCTAATTGGTCATTAGGTTGTGGTTGTTGTCCACCTTGTTGCATACCTTGCATTTGTTGCTGTTGTTCTTGTTGACGCTGTTCGTCAGTCTTAATATATTTATCTGGGTCACCATTAGAATAATCTTTTACTACGAAGTCTTTAACTACTTCTTGCATATTTATGTATGGAAGAATTGCTGGGTTAGTCATCATCTGTACGGCTCGGTCTTGTCTCAACTTATCAGTTCCCATACTTCTTGAAATTATTTGTTGTGGGTCCACGAAAGTAGTGTATTGAACTCTAGCAAACTTATATGGATTAACTTGATATTCAATAGTTTTAGCTTCCATACCTCCGTGGTTCTCAAACATTTTCCATTCTAAATCAGATGCCTTAGAATCATTAAAACTTGGAGACATCATATTAGTATTAAAACTAATAGCGTGGGTTATATCCTTCCCATCGTCATTTTTGCCTTGTACTCTAAACTTCTTGTATTTCATATTCAAAGATTCTGGAATAGTAGCGTCTACTTCTCCAACAGTTGTATAAGCTATGATATCATCTGTAACTAAGCCACCTAGTTGTTTAAGTAAGTCCACTATCATTGTCGAGAAACCTACCATAATTACTTGAGCATTTTGTTCAGCTTTGAGTGAAGCAGTTGCAGTTACTCCTGGTTGAGCCATTCCACTTTGAAGAGCGTCTTGAGTAGAGAGTGAGAGGTCGGCGTCATTAACTTGCATTAATTTAAGAGCCATATTAATATTGGGTCCTAAAGCATACGGCGTTACTTTAGCTCCTGCTGGCATACCTACAGTTACACCTGGAGCGATATTAATTGAATCTACACTAGAAATTCCATCAATGAACATAGGTTTAAATACATCTAGAAAAGTTCCATCTTGGGCTAGTTGATACATTCGGTTAAGGGAAGCATCATCCCAATATTCTTTGAAAGCGGCGGATTTGTAATAGGCAAAACGTCCAGAAGGGTCAAGGGGTTCAAAGCCTGATTTAGCAAAAGGATAAACTGGGATAGACACATACTTATCTTTAATCATTGAGAGTCGTCTATGTTTAAACGGATTTGAATTGTAAACATCTTTATCTTCTCCAAAGAATACCCCACCAACGAAGGTTGCTTCTAAGTCTTCACCTTTGTAATACATAGTAATTTCTTGCACCATATTAATATCTCCTATTGTCCAATCAATATCATAAAGTGTTTGGTTGTTAGTTCCACTTGGAACGATTCTAGTTTGTCCTGCTACTACATAATCAAACTGGTCTTTACCGTCTACAAAGTATTTACCTGCATAGATTTCTCTAGCTTCATCATAACTAATACGTCTTACTCTAGCAATGTAAGGTTGGCGTTGGATATCAAAAGTATAGAAGTCACCTAGAAGTAAAGAATCTACTGGGATAATATTTAAATTTGTACCACTTAGAAGTTCGTCTACTACTTGTAATACTTCAATCTTGCCATCCATTCCCCTTTGTTTAATCCGTTGCATAGCTTCAATATATTCTACTTCAATAAACACAGCTGGGTTAACCAGAGCCGAACACATCATAAAAAGGAACTTCATTTCATATCCTGCCTTCTTTAAATGATTCTCAATTAACAAACTCATTACTTTAGCTGTCAATTCTTCTTCTTCATTGTCCTCGTTATATGCATAGACATAGGGGAAAAGCATACCACTTAATACGTGGCTAAGAATACCAATTATTTTATTACGAGCTGTATTCTTTCTGCCTTTCCATCTCCAAGATTTATGAGCTGGTTGCCATGAAGCACCTACAAAAGCTCCAAAGGTTTGCTGGTCAAGAGTCGTACGTTGGAGTAAAGACATCTGGTCAAACTCATCGAAGGAACGGTTCTGTAAAGTATAGGCTGCTAAGTAATCTCCTTGAACCTGTTGAAATAACTTTTTTACCTCATCTGAGGGGTTATATTTGCTCTTCGTTAAAACGTTTCCGTTTCCATCTACGGGATTTCCCGTTGCATCAGTAACTATGCCATTAACCATAAATTTTTGTGTATGCTTTGTTAGTCTTTGATAATGTTAAAGCCCTTTCCGTCGACCATCCTAGCTTATTTATTCTATGCCAAACTTGCTTGTAACTTATTGGAGATATAAGTTCTGCCCATTGTTTTAGAGTTTTAGTTTCTCCGTCTCTTGTTATTATAACATTGCTTCTTCTGTTATTGCAATTCTCTTTCACTGTTACCCATCTACAGTTTTCTTTTGAGTAGCTTCCATTGTTATTTATTCTGTCGATTTGAGTATTCTTTTCTCCATGAAGGTTAACATGTTCTAAATAAGATTCGTACATATCATGTTTAAATTCCAAAATATCTTTCCACAATATTTCTATCCCTCTGTCGAAGTAATCTTTCTTAGCCATTTTACCCCTGCATCTTGATGTCATCATGCAAAATATATTATAAAACCTAGTATGTTTTAAACCATGTCTAATTCTTTTTGCATTAGGATTATAAGTAGTCTTCATCTTATTATAAGTATATAGTTATTTAAAATGCAAGTCAATAAACTACATCAGAATAACTTACAGAAAGTTTGTTAGTATACTCAGAAGGTTTAAGTACCGAATTTAAAGCATAACGAACAGCATCTAATGCGTGGTCCTCACATCTCTTATCTGGTATAGGTAAAATTCTATTTGTCTTATCATCAATCTCCCAGAGATAATTTCTAAATTCTTTGATTAAATTAATACTTCTTTTAGTAACAGAGATTTGTTGACTTTGAACAAAAGAGATTCCTGTAGCAATAGAGCCTGGTCCTTTTTGAGCAGGGAGGATGTTAACATCGTAAAGTTTAATTTCATCAATACTTTTAGGTTCAGCACTATCAGCAATGGTAAGTACTTGAGATTTAATTTGATTATTAATTGTATCAGCTAATTGTTTATTACTCATTCCTTTCTTGTACAGTATTTCGTCAAGAATATACCCGCCATTGTATTTATACACATCTATGATAGCTGTAGGGTCAACTGAATAGCCAAAGTCTAAACCACGTACTTCTAATCTAGCCTCGTGAGGAATGGAATCTATTATCTCCCAGTCTTTGTATATTCTACCCTCTACAACGCCTAATTCACCCTCGCCATACACTTTAAACCAGGAAGGACGATTACGTCTAGCTTCAATGGAATCTACTATCTCTTTGGGCAAGGCTTCGTTATCTTTGTAAGTTAAGATAATCTTTTCATAATCACTTCGTTTAGGAATGATTTCAGTGAATACCCAAAACTCATTAGTAGGGTTAAAGTCTAAGATAATAAATTCCTTAGTTCTTACTTCAAGTTGTTCAAAGGCTTCAAAGTAAACATTGTTAGCTTCGTTTATAAATAATCTATCACGTCTAGCCCCCCGTAGTTTATCCGGCTGGTCTACAGAGAAGAACTCAATGGTAGAACCAGTTTCGAAAGTATAAGTAAAGTTAGACATGTTCCACCTAGAGTCTTCAAAATAATCTTGTTCCTTCATTATCATTAGAAAGTCACGCATTGCTCCACGTTTTAAATGCGGTATTGATTCAGATACAACACTAGTTAAAGTTGGAGATAAATCATGTTGAGCTTTAGCAATTAAATAAATAAGAACTGAAACAGTTTTAGAAGCAGAAGTACCGCCTTGAATTATTCTAATTCTCTTGGTTAGATTCGCTATCTTCTTGAATGCTGTTGTCTTGGAAAATCTCATTTGGTAATTCAGTTATTGGTTTAGGTATTCTAACAGTTGCATTAATACCTTGTACAGGTCTACCATCAACCATTTGGTAAACTAGTCCTTGCTCTTTTTCTAGTAAGTCAGTTATTAACTGTTCCATTAGTTCTGGTT